GATAAAATATCGGTTAGTGTTAGTTTTCAAGGGAACGGAGCTGTAACAGCAGACGACGCATAACGTAAATGACTGGAACAGCAGGATACCAAGCTAAATTTAGAAAATCGGGGACTAGTACGTCATTCACTGGGGAGTCTATGACGGTAGTTACTGGGAATACATATCAAATTGATACCGATTCTAAGCAAGTGTGGAACAGGTTAAGCGCATTTACATTTTATGAGGATTCCGTAGAAATATCCTCAAGTGATATATCAACTATTGATTATCTTTTTGGAAAAGTTACGTTTTCAACGTCAAAGACTGGAAGTATTACCGTTGACGGTGATTATTTACCTACAGCGTTAATTGCTGGGGGGTATGAGGCAACGATGAACAGGACTAATCAGCTTTTTACTTCGACAGATCAAAGCAATGTAGGATTTGAAACTAAAGAGCTAGGAATAAAAGACGTTAATATTACAGTGAGCCGTTTTGATGATTTGAGTGGTGATTTTGTTACTGTATTAAATAGCGGAAACCCTATAGTAGTAGAGTTTGCGCCTGTATCAAACAAGGTATATAGAGGGTGGTTTATTTTGAGTGGTAAAGATCAGAGCCTTGATGTTAATGCGTTGATTGAAGACACTTTAACGTTTGATTTATCGGGTGATGATGAGGAAGGGAAAACATTTAGTAGAAACTAAAAAAAATTAAGAGAGGAGAAAAAAGAGCAATGGCAAAAATCACAAGAGATGAAATAAGAAAAGCAACGTTAGGACTAGCTCAAGATTTTGGATCACGAATAGTTAAAATCCAAGGTATTGAAATTGAAATAAAGCAGTTAAGTGTAGCAGATCGAAACATGTTGACGAGTAAATCGTTAAATAAGGATACTAATCAAGTGGATTATATTGAATATCAAATTAATTCTATTATATTTAGTTGTTATGTACCGAATACAAATGAAAAAATATACGATGAAACAGACAAAGAAACTTTAAAAAATTGTGTATCGGGTGGATATGTTGATATTTTATTCTCTGAGATTTCCGCTTTACATGATATAACTTTTGATGAAGCAAAAAAAAACTAGAACAATTCAATCCCGAAACTAACACTTATGAATTAACTCAAAGATATAATCTTTTTAGCCTAGCTGAAAAGTTAGGGAAAACTGTTTTTGAATTAGAAAACCAAATGCCGTATAATGAAGTTATGGAATGGATCGCTTATTTTGACATAAAAGCAAAAATGCAAGATCGTGCAATGAAAGAAGCGGAAGCAAAAGCAAAATCAAGGAATAAGTATAGATGACGGTTAATTTAGGTACTATATTTTATAGACTTGGTGTCAATACAACAGGCTTAAACAAGGCAAATAAAGACGTTAAAAACTTTGAGACAAAAAGTAAAAAATCCTTTGATAGTGCGACTAGATCGGCTAACACGTTAAGCAGGGCAATTAAGGGCATAATTATGGCCGAAACGGTAAGACGCATACTTAAAACAGGTGACAGTTTCCAGATGCTAAAAAACCGAATAAATGCAATGATCGGGGATATGGAGAAAAGCAAAATAGTTTTTAGTGAATTGCAAAAAATAAGCGAATTGACAGGTAGTTCTATACAAGTCACTGCTGGTGGATTTCAAAAGATGCTTTTTGCAAAAGACACAGTTGGGGCGACCACTGGCGAAATGGTCAAATTAACTAAAGCGATTACTCAATTAGGCATGATAAGTGATTCAGATGTTGGTCAGATGAATAGTGCAATGTTGCAATTTTCGCAAGGTTTAATTTCTGGAACATTCCAAGCTCAAGAATTTCAAAGTGTTGTAGAGGGAATACCTGCCATTGCTCAATATATGGCGGATGGTATGGGCATTACCACTGATGAACTAATAAAACTAAAAAAAGAAGGGAAATTGACATCTAAAGATGTGTTTGATGCGTTAATAAGTCAGACGGATGAAATAAACGAAAAGGCGCAAAGCCTGCCAATGAATATGGATCGTGGGTTTTCAAGGTTAACTTTAGGGATTAGTCAGGCAATTGATGACATTAACACAGCGACAGGATTGACCGAAAAATTAGGGGGTTATATGTTTACGGTGGGTGAACATGTTTCGAACTCAAATGTTTATTTTGATGTCATGCTTGAAAAATTAAACAGTATTAGAGAGTCCGCTGGATTTGTAACTAAAGCGTTTGATATGTTGTCAAAAGTGGGCGGTTTTTTTGTTGGCGATGATGAAGAAGATAAAACCACAAAAAAAGCAGGGCTTTTTGCTAAAGTCCAAGAAGAGATAACCAAGAAAGCTATAGAAGCGGAGAAAAAGCGACAAGCAGATCAACAAAAGTTAGACGATCAAGATATTGAAGCTAAGCAGAAAAAAGCTTATGCAATGCTTAAAATAGATGAGTGGTACAACAATTCTAGAAAAGCCTTTGAAAAAAGGTATATTGACGAAAAAGGTAAAATTGATAATGTAGGTTTGCAACAAGCAGGTGAAAATTTCGCCCAGCAGATTCAGTTAGCAAGTCAACACTCAAAAGAGTTTTTTGAGTTAAATAAGGCGTTAGCTATTGCTAATATTGCAATTAAAACACCAGAAGCAGTAGCTAATGCTTATGCTTATGGTACAGCCGTTGGATCACCTATAGTAGGGGGCATTTTTGCCGGGATTGCAGGGAGTGCAATGGCGGTTCAGGCTAGTGCTATAGCAAACCAAAGTTATACACCAAGAGCTGTGGGAGGATCAGTATACCCTAACGGAAGCTATCTAGTAGGGGAAAATGGCGCAGAAATATTACAGATGGGCAATAGTGCAGGTAGAATAATCCCTAATAGTGATATATCGGGGGGGGGATCAAGTGCAAAAGTAAACGTTAATGTGTATAATCTTGAAGGACAAACAGCAAAAGTTGAACAACAGAGCGATGGTATGGGTGGCGTGAATTTAAAAGTGATTATTGAAAGTGTTGAAAATTCTATAGCGCAAGGAATAAACTCTGGAACAGGAAACTTAAACAAGGCCTTGAGTAATATATATGGGATGAATAGGGCATATGGGAGTTATTAAGTATGGCTAGTATAGATTACCCCAAAGAAATTTTACCAAAATGTCTCGTTAATGGAAATCGTCACCAAGAAAGGCAACGTATTATATTTACCGATATGGATAGTGGGTATAGAGTTGCAAGAAAACGGTTCACTTCTGTACCGCTTGATTTGAATTTTCAATTATTGTTAGATCAAAGTAGTTTAAGTTATTTCCAGGCTTGGTATAAGGATACGTTAGATTGCGGGCTTAATTATTTTAATATGGATATTGCTGTAGGGGTAGGAGCGAATACATCTCACGAATGTAGGTTTACTAGTCCACCTACTTACACGATGACAGGGAATTTATACCGTGTTGAGGCAACTATAGAAGCAGTTGAAATGGCTACAGGGTTAGATTATAATGAAGTTATTGAAGGTCTTATAGCGTCACTTGGCGGTGTAAGAGGTTTCGATGTTACGTCAACTTATATTGATAAGTTAGATGTTGCAATTAACCAAACGTATGCTAATAGTGGCTACGCAGGGAGCTAAAAATACATGACTAATCCAACACAAGCACAGATTGACAAATTAACCACGAATTTAGGGCGTTGGGATGATATAGTCAATGGATCTGAGACTGATACTGTAACTCTGGATAACTCAACAGTTAAAACGGTATCGGGATACTTGGCAGAGTTAAAAGCGTATAACTCATTAGGGGCGTGGCAAACAGCGTATAGTTACGCCGTAAAAGATGTGGTATCAGAAAGTAGTGTATTATATGTGTGTTTAGTTGCACACACAAGCGGAACATTTTCAACAGATTTATCTAGTGGAAAATGGGCAATTTTACAAACAGATTTTCAAAATTTAAATGTGAGCGGAACTTTTTCAGGTACGTTTACAGGTACGTTTACAGGTAATCTTACAGGTGATGTTACAGGAGATGTTACAGGAACAGCTACAAACTCAACTCATGTTTTTGTCGTAGATAACGAATCAGAAAACGAAAATAATCTTATTCCATTCATTGAAGACGCAACAGCAACAGGTAACGTAGGCTTAGAAAGTGATGGGGATTTCCATTATAATCCAAGTACAGGAACACTCACAGCTACGTTGTTATCGGGGACATTAACGACAGCATCACAAACTAATATTACTAGTGTAGGCGTATTAACTAGTCTCACAGTTAGCGGAGATGTTACTGTTGATACATCTTTATTTTATATAGATTCCACTAATGGGCGAGTAGGGCTTGGTACTGCATCTCCGACACCGACTAACACCTTATATGACGATGCTATATTGCATATTCACCAA